GCCCCAGCTCCGGGACGCGATCCACCGGCACGAGATGGGGGCACTCGACATCTTGCACGCGGTGTTGGGCATCCCGGCCAAAGTACTGGTGGCGGCGGTGCACCGGGACACCACCCGGGGGTTTGTCAACTGGGGGGTGTCGCCGTGGCGTCCGTTCCTGGACGCCCGGGGTCGACTCCAAATAGCTGGATTATCTGAATGGAGCAGAGAGATGCAACCAACTACGCCGATCTTGGCCGAGTCCAAACCCGATGGGAGCTGCTGCCTGCCGCCGCCTCCCCGGTCGGGGGAGCGCCAACACCGGGTGGAGATCGCCACCCTCCCAGCCGACCCGAATGCCATGCCGAACCAGTCGTCGGTGGTCGGGGGCGATGAGTTGGTGGCCGCCGCCCTGCGGGCGTTCGCGAACCAGATCGACCCGCCATCCCCGGTGGCCAAGCCGCCCCTCCACCGCTGAAGTGCCCGTGCCACGCGGCTTGACACACCGCGTGGCAACCTGGTAAACTGGAACCTGCCGGGGGCGCTCCGCCCCCCCATCCCGGAGGTTCCAATGAACGACAGCCCCACCACCCAGGCCCAGGCCGACCAGACCATCCAGGACGCCCGGGAAGCCTCTCACCCGATTCTCGTGGAGTCCGGCGACACCTGGCGGGTCACCACCCGCCTGCCGGCCGGCAACGCGGACTACACCCCGATCGCGGCCATCGAGACCGGCGGCGTGGGCGACCTGGCCCTGGTCGACCCGGTCAGCGGCCACCGGTTGCAGATCCAGATCCCCACGGACGCTGACGGGGAGCCGCGAAGCATCTACAACGCGATGCGCCGCCTGATCGACATCGCAGAGTCTCGCGACTTCCTGAACGAAGAAGGCGGCGAGTAACACACCCCCCGACACCCCCCGCCCCACATGGCGGGGGGTGTCCCCATGTCTGTCGCCGCACCGCGATGACTGGCTGTGCCACGGTTGGGGGTGGTACGCTCACGGCAAAGTAGAGGAGGTTGCCGTGGGCCCCCCCACCGTCGAGGAGCTGTACGAACGCCGAATGCAGGTCTACCAGCTGCGCCGAGCCGGTAACAGCGTCACGTCGATCGGTCAGACGCTCGGCGTGTCCCAGGCGACCGTCAGCAAGGACATGGCTTGGCTGCGGGCCAACGGCTACGAGCTCGGCGGGACCGATCTGCAGATCTACGAGAGCGCCCGCGACCGTGCCCGCACCACCAACACCAGCGACCCCAGCCGGATCGCCGAGCTGCGCCACAAGATCGTCACCATGCGGCTTGAAGGCCACGTGCCGCGCGACATCGCCCGCACGCTCGGGGTTGCTCTGCAGACCGTCCAGAACCACCTGGCCGCAGTGTTCAACGGGTTGACGACACCGAAGGCCGAAGAGGCCCGCCAGCTCGAACTGGACCGCTACGACCGGCTGTTGACCAAGCTCGAACCGGGTGTCGAAGCCGGAGACGTCAAATCGATCCTGGCGGCGGCGAAGATCGGCGCGCAGCGGACGCAGATCCAGGGGCTCGACAAGCCGATGAAGATCGAGATCACCAACGTCACCATCGACGCGATCGATGCCGAGATCGCACGGCTGACCGAGCAGATGGCCCAAGCCTCCGGGCGCGATCATATCGACATCGAGGGTGAGGTCGTCGACAGTGGATCTTGAGGACCAGTTCGTCGACCTCGACCTTGAAGACCAGCTACGGGCGCAGATCGCCAAACTGCGGCAGCTGCGCGAACTGAAGGTCAAAGAGCAGAAACAGCAAGCCGAAGGCGCGCGGCAGTACCTCAACGACCCGGTCACCTGGATCCGGCAGTTCATCCGCTGGGAACCCGGCGACGGTCTGACCGACTACCAGGAGGATGTCGCGGCGCAACTGTCGCGGCGCAAGCGGGTGGCCGTCCGTGGGCCCCACGGGCTGGGCAAGACGGGCCTCGCCTCGCTGGTCGTCCTGTGGTTCGCGATCACCCGTGAGCAGGCCGGGTTGGACTGGAAGGTCCTAACCACGGCCTCCGCGTGGCGACACTTGACCGTCTATCTGTGGCCAGAGATCCACAAATGGGCCGCCCGGCTGAACTGGGACGCTCTGGAACGCCAGCCCTTCAACGAACGCACCGAGCTGCTCGGGTTGACGTTGAAGCAGCGACATGGCGCGGCATCGGCGGTCGCCAGCTCCAAAGCGGAGCTGATCGAAGGCGCGCACGCCGACAGCCTGCTCTACCTGATCGACGAGGCGAAGATCGTCCCCGATGCAGTGTGGGACGCAATCGAGGGCGCGTTCTCCGGTGGCCGGATGGAAGGTTATCCGGAGGCGCTCGCGCTCGCTATCTCCACCCCCGGGCCGCCGGTCGGCAGGTTCTACGAGATCCATAGGAAAGCCCCCGGCCTGGAAGACTGGTACGTCCGCCACGTCAAGGTTGATGAGGCGATCGCCGCTGGCCGGATCTCGCAGGAGTGGGTCGACCAACGGCGCAAGCAGTGGGGTGCGGACTCGGCACTGTTCGCCAACCGCGTGCTCGGGGAGTTCCACGCGTCCGACGAGGACAGCCTGATCCCGCTCGCCTGGGTTGACGCGGCCATCGAGCGCTGGATCGACTGGGACGACGCGGGACGCCCCCAGCTGGTCATCCAACACCCACAGGTGGTCAGCGTCGATGTTGCTCGATCCGGCAGCGACTCCACGATCATCGGCCAACGGGTCGGCTGTGCGATCACTGAGTTTGAGACCCACAACCGCGAGGACACGATGAAGACCGCCGCGCGGGTCGGGCCACTGATCCACGATGCTGACGACGACCGGCCCCGGGTGGTCGGGGTGATCGACACGATCGGGGTCGGTGCCGGTGTCTACGACCGGCTGCGCGAGTTGAAGTATCCGGTGGCCGCCTACACGGGGTCGGCCAAGACCAGCTTCCGGGACCGCACGGGGGAGTACGAATTCAAGAACACCCGGTCCGCCGCCTACTGGAACCTGCGGGAGCTGCTCGACCCGGCGAACGACAGCATGTTGATGCTGCCGCCAGATGACCTGATGATCTCGGACCTGACCACCCCGACCTGGGACATCGCCTCGGGCGCGCCACCGAAGATCGTGGTCGAGAAGAAAGAAGACGTGGTAGCCCGGCTGGGGCGCTCGCCAGACCGTGGCGACATGGTGGTGATGGCGTTCTGGTATGAGCAGCTACGCAAGGAGATCCAGGTTGCGAAGTCCCCGGAGGGCAGGTTGCCGGTCCACCGGGAGCTGTCGCCGCTGGCCGGTCCCCAGGCGGAGGATTCCCGCTCCCCGCTGCCGCGCCGGATACCGGGCATCGGGACCATCCGGAGGCCCCGTACGTCGGCGATGGGACCGCTGGGGTAGCAGAACACCACCGGACACGATGATCGCCCCCGGAAAGGGCTCGGGGGCGGTCGTCCGGGCTGCGGGCTAGGCTTGGCCGAGCTTGCTGGCCGGGACCCAGCGGGGATATTCGGCCTTGTCGTCCCAGAACACCCAGGCGGCTGGCTCTTTCCGGTGTCCGGAGGTGGTCGGGGGCTCGTAGATCTCCCCGCCCATGCCCGCACGTAGGCGGCCGTGATCAGCGGTCAGTGTGACCCGCCGGGCGACTGCCGCGCCGATCTTCTTCATTGGGTTCTCCTTCTGTGGCGTGTCGCCTCATCATAGCATGCCGGCACGTGGCGTGGCAAGCGTTGTGACACACGAGGACGCCCCCGGCCGGTGGGCACGAGGGCGTCCCGACGGTCAGTAGGGCAGACCCAGGTCCTCGACGGCCTGGGCAATGACCGCGCTGCCGGTGAGAGTATCCAGCGCCCGCAGGATCGCCTCGAACCCCCCGACCTCGTCATCGTCGGGGCTGGTCTTGACGATCGCCAGCGCGGCCTGTCGTACCGCCGCCAGTTGGGGCTCCGTCAGCAGCGCCCGCAGCGCCTTGGTGGCCGCCTCCTCGCGGGCCAGGACGGGCCGGGGCAGATCCCCCAGGTCGAGGTAGCTGACCAGCAGCATCTGCACGAGGTGGTCGACCGCTCGGTCCTGCGCCGGTCCGGTGCGCTCCTGGCAGATCGCAATCTGCGCGCCCAGCTCCTCGTCCGGGCCCTCGTCGCCGTCTTCCTGGTTGACGATGTTGTCGACCTGGCAGGCGATGGCCTCGTCGATGACCACCGCGTTGTATCCATCGCGGGTGGTGACATCGACCAGCTCGACGGCGTCATCGCGGGTGGGGCCTTCGGTCTCGTAGTTCATGTCCGTCTCCTTCGGTTGGTGTGGCGGGGAGGGGGTCAGATCTTAGAGATGCGCGGGTCGGTGACGTTGTGAGTGCAGCGGAAGCCACCCTTGATGTCCAGCCAGACAATCGCGAAGCCGTCAGGTCCGTTCATCGTCAGCTCGCGGACCTCCAGGACGACACCCTTGACGCGCGGGCCGCCGGGACCCTGGAAGACGATCTCGTCGTCCTGGCGGTACTCGGTGCGGTCCATGTCCGGCTCCTTCGGTCTAGGGGGCGGGCCCCCCTGCGTGTTCCAGTTTACCAGGTGACACGCCATGTGTCAAGCCCCGTGCCACATCGAGCGGCACGGGGCTTGTGAAGTGTGTCACATCAGAAGGGAACGATGCATTCCGTGTGCTGGCAGTTCTCCTGGCGGCAGTAGAGGCCGTCGCCCCGCGAGCTGTGGTCGCATGCCCCCGGGCTGGTCAGGTTCAGGTGGAAACCCGAGACGTACCGCACACCCTCGCTCGGGTCGTGCTCGTTGTGCCCGACCTTGCCCGGCCAGGTCTCGATGCCGTACCACTCGGTCTCGGCGCTGCCGGTCCAGCGGATGATCGACCTGACCAGCGGCAGGGCCGGCACCACCGGCTCGGGCTGATCCGCGAGCGGACGGCGGAAGATCTCACGGTCGGCATAGGTCGACGCGATCTCGGCCATCCGGGCGACCGCCCCCGCGACCGTGCGGCAGGTCTTGACCTCCTCGGCCAAGTCGTGATCCGACCATGCCTCCACGATCACGTCCCACCCGCCGGTGTCGTAGTTCTCCTTGGCGTGGGCCTTGACTCCGTTGATCAGGTTCCAGACCCGGCTGGAGATCCGGACCAGGCCGTCGATGTCCAGGTATCGCGCTTTGGCGGCCTTGACGCACGGGGTGCAGTCCGCAGTCCCGCCGGGGAACTCACGCTTGCCGGTCTTCATCTTGCCGCACAGCGGGACCGAACTCCAGCCGGTGTTGATGGCCAGATGGACAGTGCCTGCGTTGGCGCGGGCCGATTTGACGGTGACGATCTCGTT